TAACTGGATTGAAAACATAATCACCAGTAACTTTCTCTAAGACACCCAAATCAATGTTTGGATTTCTTTCCATGGCTTTCTTAACAGAGCGCCACTTGATGGCTTTCTTAGGATAAGGTCCGCCAATAACATCCTTGTCTAATGCCAAAAGAGCAAGAACGTCTTGCGGATTAAAGTGAATGTCAGCATCCAGAAACAACAGATGTGTGCAGTCTGAACGGTTTAAGAATTCATCGACAAGATAATTTCTTGCCCGTGTGATTAAAGATTCATTGAAAAGAAATGAAAATTTAACTGCGATTCCATATTGCATACAGATTGCTTGTAGGTCTAAACAAGCCTTGGCATATAAGCCATGATTCATACCACCATACATTGGTGTTGCAACAAATATACTTTTCTTTTGAAGTTCTTCTTTTTTAATTGAAATTTCCATTATCTCTCCAAAGATATAAAAAAGGGGAGACCACCAAGGTGGTACTCCCCATCATTCACTGATTAAGCAGTGTAGCTGAAACCTGCATTGATAGCAGTACGAACCATTGCTTTAGTTGGTTTACCCATACGATACACGGCAACTTTGCTGCCATCGCCACGGGTTTTGGTGTTTGTGTAGATAACGTGACCTTCTTTACGAAGTTCTTCTACACGAGCAGAAACGTTTTGGATGCCAAAACGAGCACGAGCCTGTGCAACTGACAAGGTGTTGTAACCTTCTGTCTTGCTCAAAAAGTTAAGGATTTTTGCTTTCGCAGAAATTTTGTTAGTCATAATATAATCTCCTAATAATGACAAAGTTAAAAAAACAAACTTGTTTTCACAAGCATTCACATCATAACACTATTTAGTGCTTGTGTCAAGCACACCTGAGGCATTATTGAAAGTCTGCCATTTTTTCATTCTACGTTCAGTCTTGGTAATCAACCGTTTGTAGAATTCTACCGACTCCATGCGGAGGGTATTCAACCATTCTTCTTTTGACATGGTTGTTCTGGGTGATTCTAAAAAGTTTTTCATGTTACTAATTTGTAGTTGACCTACACCCAGATTCTGAATCTTCAAATGTTTCCAATTCAGTTCATAAACATCCAACGAAAAATTATCCACGATACTTTTAGTTTCACTATTGTATAATACAAAGTTATAAACCAAAGGTCGGTCTAATTTCATTAGACGGTCAATACTAATGAGATTTGGCATCTTAAAATTAAGTGCTTCATCCGAGGTCTTGTGGTCCACATAATTATTTCCGATACTAATATCTTCAATACTTCTGCGACTACGTGCTGATATGACATCCTGAAAATTTGCTTTGATTATATCATTGCACATCACTTCAATCTTATCTGCAATACCCCGTTGTTGAATATTAGAACTATCAGGAAATTTAAGGTTCTGTTTCAACAATTCATCTAGTTTATGTTTCATTATCTTCCAACTTGCGGTAAATATTTGGCCTTGGTGGTTTCCCAATCCATGAATATCAAGTCATCGTAGAATAAGTTTTCATAAGAAACTGTGTTCTTCTTTTTCAACATTGATATCCGTCCTTTAGCATACTTGGTTTTCCAAATATTGGCAAGCGCCTGTTCACTGGTGTCAAAAGACTTTACCAGTTGTTCATCACCAATCTCTTTACGGAGGTATTCATTGGTGTTGTTATACAGCGGAGAAAAATAAATTCCACGCTGGTGTTCGGTACGAATAAGTTGTTTTGGTATTTCCAACTTACCATACGCAAAGTTTAATGTACGGTTTTTGTGGTCACGTTTTAACGGAAGACCTTTTGGATTCTTGGCTTCCCACCATTCAAAGTAACGGCGAGTATGATTCTCTTTTACCCAATCATATACCATTCTCATGGTCTTTTTCGTAGGTTCAAAAGCAACTGAACCACTAGAGAAACCCATTTTGTTCCAGTGTTCAAGACCATCATACTGAGATAAACCACCGGACTTAGTATTGCCATAAAGAGAAGTAGTTGTAACTCCAACAAGAACATCACCATATTGTCTTTTCCAATCCTTCTGTACTGTATCGGCAAGACATAACAATGCCAATAACTTACCGCCCATATAATTAAAACCCAATGGTTGTAGAGGAACGATTGTAGAACCGATGGCAGTGTGATTAATCATGCCTTGTTGTGTCTTAACATCTCTGGCCCAACCAATTTCTTTATCTCTTGGAGTCAAGTCCAAGAAGTCGGATGATATACAGATAACGCCTAGGTACTTACCTGTCACTTCATCAACGATTGTGTAGTAAAGGTTACGACCAATATTAGAATTGTTTTTCATTGTGGATGAAAAGGTACGAATCGTATTCCACGTTTCTGCCAAATCACCATTAGATAATACTAATTTTGGTTTTAGTTTTTCATAATCATCTGGACTTTCTGGCATCCAAAAATTTGTTTTGACTTTATCAACTAATGTCTGTTGGCCAACATCAATCAACTGGTGGTCATCACCGAATAATGTAGTGATAGTTCTGGTAGGATATTTCTCATGTACCTCGCACCATTTCTGGTACAAGGTATATTCACGTACATCCATCTGAGAAGCATATGTCAAATCTTTGATTAATGTTTCTTTGAGTGTATCAGTATCAATGTGTCCAAACCGGTCTGAAGTGAATTCTTCAGACCATGTTCGCCACTGTTCTTCTACATCAGGTATATGCTTTTTGTTTGCCATTAGTCATCTGTTTCATCATCTTAGGGTTAAAGTATTTGCGTCTAATCTTTTCCAGTTTTTTAAGTCCAAACTGCAACGCAAGAGGTTTCACCCTTGAAGTATACATGATTCCTTCCATGTGGTCAAGCTCATGGAGGAAACACCTTGCAGATATACCATCAAAGATTGCTTCTTTTTTCACACCTGTGAAATCCTGGTATTCTACCCAAACCTTTTTAGGTCTGGTAATTCTCAAGGTCAATAATGGCCAAGATAAACATCCTTCTTCCATATGTGATTCACCTTCAGTCTTAATGACTTTAGGATTAAAGAATGCCACATAATCATCATCGGTACCCATAACAAATACACGATATGGAAAACCACATTGATTGGCAGATAAACCAAAACCATTATGTTTCTTACAAGTCTCTACCAATGTAGATGCAAATTCATTCGGATCAACTGGTGGTTTACTAAAATCAAATTGTTCTGTTGGTCGATAAAGAACAGGCCAATCTGCTGGTACTAATTGATATGTTGGTATATCAATTTTAACTTTAGCCGCTTCTTCTGTATCATACAGTACAATATTATCACTCATTTTATATTCCTTTTTTAACCAATAATAACAGGCGTATCTATAGAATCTTCATCTACATCACCATCTTCTCTAGAACAACACAATAGAACGTTCTTACCATTAATATCTCTTAGGTGTGTTTTGAATTGTAAACCTAACTTATTGTGTTCTTTAATCATCTGTATTGTTTTTAGTATATAATCTTTACGATTATCTACATGACACAGATATGCTTTGTTTGTGCCAATTGCATACATAACCCATTCCTTATTTTCAAATAAGAAACGTAGTGTAGCACTGTTGATTCCAGGATATTCTGGATCATTGTAGTCGTCCACAACAATAACACCATCTTTGGACATCTTGGTACTAAAATTAACAAGGTCTTTGTATACAGCCACATCTTCATGACAACCATCAATGTGCAACAGCCGTAATGGTTTATCGAATTCAATTGTATCTGGTGTTAACAATGTAGTATCTTGTAGTCTCCATTGTATATTGGTTGCAGTACCGTATTTGTTTAGGTTACTCTCAGTAATTCCATTTTCAAAATTAATATCATACAAGTAGATATTATCCGATACATGGCTGTAATTAGAAAGAGCAATTGCACTACGACCAAAAGCCACACCAATCTCACAGATATCACCTTCAACATCCTTTTGAATGTCTCTCATAATCATATGAATGAGTGCATGGTCATGTGGATGAAACCAACCTCTAACTTGTTTCTCTACGACATTTTGGTAATATAAAAGATTATCTAAAATAGTCCAAGCCTGTTCGTATTTCAATACAGGTTCGATTCTATTACTATCTGTATTATATACTAATATGTCACTCATTTTGCTATCCTTGAAAAGTTATTCTTTTTCTCAAACTTAATAATAGACCTAAACTTATCAAAGAGTTGGTCACCTTTGTGGGAAATAACAAACACATTTGTATCTGTACCCATTTCATTAATCAACTTTAGAAATTCTTCCGTACCAACGGTATCTAAACTTGAATCAAACACTTCATCCAATATCAATAGGTTTGTATTGGTAGAGTTCTTCAACTTAGCAATCTGTCTCCATGTGAATAACAAAGCCAAATCAATACGCATCTTTTCACCTTCGGAGAAATTGGCATAAGAGAATTCATCACGGTGTCTACTCTTAATTGTTTCTTCAAAGTTTTCGTTGATGTTAAAGTTGACAAAAAAGTCCATTGCCGTCAGGTACTTATTAATCAACTTGTTCATAATTGGCAAGTACTGTTTAATGATTCTGGTTTTGATACCACCATCTTTTAATAATGTACCTGCAAATTCATGGTAATGTTTCTCAGATAACTGTTCTTCGTATAACTTATTATATGACTTTAATTCATTCTTCAAATCAACCAACTTTTGGTCACTGCCTTCAGTCTCAACACCTTTCTTGGTCAACTCATCTATTTCACCATTTAATTTGGTAATGTAACTACTGATTGCAGATATGGTAGAATTGTGTTTGATGACTTCACCATTGTGTTCATTGATATGAGTAAGAATATCGGTGATTGATGTTACTTCATCAGTTACCTTTTTTAGTTCTTCTTCAATCTCCTGGAGGCCAGTTCTCTGTGTAGTAATTTTCTCTGTCTTTTCTTTAACTTGAGAATCTTTCCATTCAGGTGTAATTGATTGTTTGCAAGTAGGACAGTCGTGATTGCTTTCATAAAACTGAATCTCCTTTTCATTTCTATCAATATTGGTTTGAACCTTACCTTTGATTTGAAATAAACCCTTGGCTTTCTTGTCAAGTTTTTCTTTCTTGTCACCAACTTTACTTTGTAATATTGAAACGTGCCTGTTTATCTTTTCAACATCATCTTGTAATGCAAACATTTGCATTTTTGATTCACCAATCTGTGCCAGTTTACGGCCAATCTCTGCATCATTGTTCTTTTTGTTTTCTTCAATGTTCTGCATCTGTAGATTGATTTTTTCTTCTACAAGCTTGATATCATACTTTGATTTGGTGATACCATCTTTTAATGCCGACATTTTCTCTTTGACAATGGCATTCATTGACGAGAATATTTGTATGTCTAGTAAATCTTCAATGATGGTTCTGCGGTCTGCGGCAGACAACTGCATGAATGGTACAAAGGATGCCGAACCAAGAATGACAACTTGCGTGAAGGATTTGTAATTTAGTTTGAGAATATTCTTCTCTAAAATCTCTTGGTAATCCTTTGAAGCTGCATCTTGGTTCAGCAATACATCGTTCAGGTATATTTCAAACACATTTGGTTTGATACCACGAATAACTTTGTAACGTTTCTGACCAATGTTAAATTCAATCTCAACAACGGCATCCTTAGCATTGATAGAATTCAATAGCTGTGGTTTGTTTATCTTACGGAAAGGTTTGCCAAATAGACCAAAACATAGAGCATCTAGAATGGTGGATTTACCCGCACCATTCTGTCCTATAATCAATGTGTTGGTCGACTTAGTGAAATTAATTTCCGTGAACGCCGCCCCGGTGGAAAGAAAATTCTTCCACCTAATAATCTGAAAAAGAATCATTACAAATTATTGCAGTTGTGATTGTGCTTGTTGAATCATGTTGTCAATAATTTTTCTGCTAACTTTATGTGGCAGTTCTTCCAAAGCAGCCAAAATAATATTAGCTTCCGAAACTTTGAAAGTCATTTTCAATTCTTTCTCTGCTTCTTGTTTTGGTTGTACGTCTTGTACTTCTGTTGCATTTTCCATTTTTACTTCCTCTTTAGTTAAAAAAAATTAAGCTTGTTCAGTATTCAAAGCCTCTACGTAGAGTTCTTTCAATAATGTTTTCAGCTTATCATTATCTATGTTTTCATCCTTAACGGACTCAACATATTTGTTAAGTGTGGTGAGTGTGTCCTCAGCTTGGTCGACCATATCATCATCAATACCTTCCATCAGGTCGGTAAAATCTTCTGCTATGGTAACATCTACTGGATTAGCATTATAAAGGTTATTCATCATTTTGTCAAACAAATATGGGTTGGTCTTGTTTATTACTACCACCTTAACATACTTGCCGGCATACTGAGATAAGTCCATATTGGTAATATCCGTAATGGTATCTTTCTTATCATCATAGGTAATACGATGGAACATTCTATTTGGATTCTTTATGAATTCAAGTGTACGCCCATCCATATCAAATATATGAAAACCCCTATCGTCATTATAATCTTGCCAAGTAAGTTCATATGGGTTTCCCAAATAGAATATACCATCAGCGTTGGACCTATGATGATAATGGCCAGAAAAAGTATATTCAAACTTCCTGAATAAAGCACGGTCTAGTCCTTCATGTGATGGCATACCACGATACATGGCAAACCCAGCAACTTCTAAATGACCCATACAGATTGTTGCTGATGTATTCTTTACTTCTGCCATAGAACGGTCATAGTTCTCGGCACATATCCATGGCAACATACAAACATCATATGATGTATCTTCATATTTCAAATGAATAGTTTGTGGTGAATCAATCACGTTGATGTTGTCATATTCTTTCAATAACAAGTCTACCGAGTTCACATCATTGGTATTCTTAAAGTAAGTGTCGTGGTTACCTGCCAACATATGAACCTCAATATCCTTGTTGTGCAATCTGTCAAAGAACATTTGTTTGGCACGTTTGAGTGTAAAGAAGTTTACATATTTGCGTCTATCAAAAGTATCACCAAGAATAAGAACAGTGCGAATTCCGGCAGCCTGTATATTAGGAAAGAATACTTCATCATAAAATTTTTCATAGAAATCCAAGAAATGTATGGAATCATTACGAGCTCCAAAATGTTGGTCGGTAATTATTGCTACTTTCATTTTGCCTTTTCAATATCTAAAACACGTTGACGTAATTCAGTAGTGCTAAAACTATGTTGCCTACTATTGAAATATACAGATATTGGTAAATTATACCCAGTAAATTGTTTATCTCTATATTCCTCACCAACTATTCTAACATCAATTGGATAAGAAGTCAATATGTCCATCAATTCTTTTTCAGTGGCATATGGTATAATTTCATCAACAAACTTACAAGCCTGTACCTGTATGAATCTTTCCAATACCGATTGTACAGGTTTATTTTTAATACCAGGTCTATCAATCGTAGGGTCAATCTGTAGACCTACAATCAAATAGTCACACTGAGTTCTTGCTTCTTTTAACATCATCACATGACCTGCGTGGAACAAATCAAATGTGGAACAAGTAAATCCAACTTTCATAATTACCCCTCAATAAATTTTTCAAGTCCTTTTGGTTTCTTCAAGGCGTCCTTTTCGGCCTTCTTTGCACTTCTGGCATCCTCATATGTTTCTATAAACTCGGCAATATTGTCGTATAGTTCAAACTGCCTTGAAGAACCATCTTCCGATTCCATCATTTCAAATTCATCCAAAATACCATACATCTCTGTGGCCTTGTACTTGACGTATAGTTGTTTCTTTTCTTTCTGTATTCTACGTAGAAAGGCAAAGTAAATTACCTGTGTAAAGTATGCAAATGGATTGGAAGATTTTGTTTCATCAAAGTTCTCAAAGTACATAAGACAATTCTCAATGCCATCCGAAATCATTTCATCTCGGTAACTGTAGTTAATAAAGTTTGGCTTGTGAGATAAACCTTCCGCAATCTTCATAAAGCATTCACCGATGTAGTTCGGTATCTTAGGTTTTGGTGTATTTTCTTTTTCGGCAATTGCACAGGATGCCTTGTAATCCGTTAAGGCCTTTAGAAAATCTTGATTATTAATATAATGTTTTGGTTTACTCATTCAAATGTACCATAAAAAGTTGTTGACAAAGGGCTTGACAAATGTTATAGTTCGTATGTAGCCCCCATGATGTTTAGTGTAATTTTAAGTTCTTTGTATTATCCATTTCATCCATAGCACTCATAACTTCCAGCATATATTCTTTTTCTTCATCAGTGGATGAATTATTTTTCTTATTGATGGCAGCATTTACTTTCTCCACGGTAGTGTGGAAATACTCCTTAAAGTCGTCACTTGGTTCCATAACGCAAAGAATATCTTCCCACTTCACAGAAGTACGATTCTCTTTAATCATGGCAATTGGAAGCCATTGTTGCATTACCAGATTCATGTTTCTTACTTCAAACATCATAGGCTCTATGATATCAACAACCTCAGCATTTAGGTTGTCAAAGAAACAGATGACGTCCATACCATCTTTGAATCTAACAATTTTTACCTCATTTTCCATCTTTAAGTCCTATGTTGTAAATTTTGAATGAGAACTTCTCCTCATTATATATCTTTACTCTTTCCACGAAATGTTTTAATGTAAAGTTCATATGTTTCTTATACCTCAAATCATCTGCAATATCATACAGAGTGGCCATTTCTTTGCCTTCACTTTGTCTTAGTCCTCGTCCAATAGATTGAAGATTACGGACTCTACTTTTAGAAGGAGATGCAAAAATAATATTATGCAAATTACGAATATTAATACCTGTACTGAAAGTACCAAAAGAAGCAACAACGATGGCATCATTTTCTTCCTCCATAATTCTACGGACATCCTCTCGGTCTTCCGTTTCTACTTTACCATGTATAAAAAAGACCTTACGGCCGTTAGCTTTTTCTAATATATCATTATAAAGAATTTGACCATGCTTTTCAACCATTTGATATAATATAAGTGTATTCGTACCTAAACTAATTGCAAGGTTTCTAATGAACCTGTTTCTATTTTTATTTGAAATCAGGTATTCTATTTCTTCCTGATATGTTGCATCTTTCATTTGTTCTGCAACTTCATCCTCATATTTTAACACCAGACATTTAATTTGAAAGTCTGATAGTTGTTTACTATCAATCAACTCTTTGGTTGTTGTAACTTTTTCTACCGCACCAAATAGACCTTCAAGCACCAGTTTGTGTGTTTTGGTACCGTCTAAAGTACCAGTCAGACCAATTCTATATTTTGTTCTGTTGGCCGCAGTCATTATGGTTGTAAGAGACTGTGCCTTAAACAAGTGTGCCTCGTCACCAATTACATAATCAAACTGTTCAAAGTAACTTGATGGTAATTGATACAGTGATTGCCATGTAGAAATGATTAATGGTTTGTCAGATACTTTATCTTTGCCTTGATAGATTCTGTGTACTGCATCTTCAACCAAAAAACCATTGTGTGACGAGTAGTCTACAAAGTCAGAATATAGTTGTTCCACCAAGGAAGTTGTAGGAACGATTATAAGACCTTTAAGGTTCTGATAGTCTAGTAGTTGTCTGAACAACAAATAAATGATTAAGGACTTACCTGATGCGGTTGGGGACAACAATAATGCTCTACGATGTTGTATCGCATGAATGAAAGCATTACGTTGGTGGTCTCTGACACTGATTGGTTTGCCTTGTGAGTGTAGATTTAATGACTCCACAAACTTGTTAAAGTGATATATGGAGTATTCATCTTGTAATTTGATATCACCCCAATCAATAAAGTATTGGCGTTCATCCGCAAACTCTTGTAAGTAACTGGTAAGTCCAAGGTATAACTGTTGTGTCTGTAGGTTGAAAAGTCTTATCTTTCCATCCCAAATTTTGTTTCTAAATGCTGGAACAAACTGGTGACCTGGAACAAAGAATGTAAAGTACTCAGATAATTCTCTTGCAACATCTTTCTCACAGATTATCTTGGCATACACCTCATCTTTTTTAACAATAACGATATCACTGTCCATTTACAAATTTTTCCCATGAGATAAAATCTCTTAACTGCCACGTTCTTTGTTTAAGTTCTGACATAATAGATTCAACAACCGATATGGCTTCTTCGTGGTAGACTTTCTTTTCTAACAGTTTAATTAAATCTGCATCAGCTTCTAAGTATGTATTAATGTCAGATTTCAATGCAAACTGAAATGGTTCCCATCCGTATTCATCCAGTTCTTCTTTGGACATTTTACCAGTAAAGTATTCCCATTTAATCTTACGCATACGTAGATAATCAAAGTGTGCTTTCTTTGATGCAATCTTATGTTTGGTTAGAATGTTTAGATACTTACTGTGCAAGACAGGTATCTTCAATAATTCTTTGCTGGGTTCTGTTTGATCCATATTTGAATCTGTGTCCCAATACTTCAATATTTGTTCAAGATTTTCCATAATTATATAAAGTGGCAATAAAGTTACATTATAACATTTTAATATTATTGTGTCAAGTATGTATATGATTCGTACCTAAAAGAAGCAGATACTGTTACTAAGTTATCAGCTGACAATCTGGTATCAAAATTAATATCACCCATACTTACTGGAAATAAATTTCTAAAATTAATTCTGAGCACAGGATTGTTTAAGTTGGACAATATTGTAAGTGTGGCGTCAGAAAAATGTTCACTTCTTTGAAGCTCTTCTTTGTAAAATCTTTTTTCAAACCCATCTGGATCGGCGATTGAAAGAAACCACATGTATAAATTCTTCCAAGTTTCCATTTCTTCATCTACAACAAATTCAATATCAAGTAAACTATAATCTAATTTGGTACCAGGAGAATACATGTCCAAAAAAGGAGTGACACTGGTAACTTCACCCAACTTTATGGATGGTATATTAACAGATTGACAAAAATAAGTTACTGTATTAATTCGCTTGAACTCCAACAAGTATTTTGTTGGTTGTAATAGATTTGTGTTCTGTGGATTTCTGTTTAGTGCAGTCATTTTATCTCCTCTATACTATTTAGGAGCCAAAAAAAAGGACCCCGAAGGGTCCTTTTTAAGCACCACTCTGCGGTGGCTTCGTATTACATCAAGTTCTGAACTCTGAAAATACGGTAGTAAACGTTGCTACGTGCGTTCAATGCACCGTTACCAGTTGTCAAACCAGTTGCGAATGGGTTTGCAACCATTCCGTAACGAGTCTTGAATCCAATTTTTGGTTGGAATGTGTACTGGTCAACCGCACGAACCATTTGTAGAGGAACGTATGGGCAGTAGAAAATACCTGCGTCATAAGGTGATGAACCTTTGTAACCAACTGTAACCAATTCTTGGTTGGCTGTGTAACCACCGAAGTATGGGTCAATGTACACTTTGATACGACC